TCACCAACTCCTGTTTTAGGAATAAGGTTTAAATATTCATCAGGTTTCATTTTTAAGATAAAGCTAGGACTTTCCTTCCTTATATCTGAAGTCTTACTTGGTAAATCCCAGTTAATTTTTGTTCTAGGAGAACTACCACCTCTTTTAAGTGTATTTGTTATCCCACTACCAATAGCTTTTCCATATCCTTTTGCTAATGCCTGTCCTACTTTTGTACCAACCAATCCAACAGGTAACATGGTTAATCCAATGTTTGTTAAATACTCTTTTGCTTGTTTATTAGCTTTTTGTAATTCTTCTTTTGTAGGTGCATTGGCTCTACTTCTTGCCATTCCACTTGCCCTAGAACTTTTATCCATTACATCTTTAAGCCATTTTGGAGTTGCCATTACCTCTCTCCTAATACCTCATATTCTATATCATATCCATTTAATTCAAAAGTTGTAGCTGTTGTGTTTTGAAACTTAATAGCTATATATTTACCTGTGGCTCTAGCATCTACTTTATTTTGTGTATCAGGGTCTATAGTTTGTTGTGTCTTGTAAGTATATGTACCATCAGGAGTCATAGAACTTCCTACAAATACTTCAGCAGAACCTGTACTAGAAAATCTTGGAGTAATCTTTCTTACTTGTTTTACAGTATTAGTATTGCCATCAAGAGTTAATCCTTTTCTTTCCAAAATCATAGTAAAATTATCTCCTGCAAAGTCAAATCCATTATCTCCTCTATAGAGTTTAGTATCTCCTGTGCTAGACATTAATATGCTAGTTTCTGTAGGATTATAGTTTCTTTGCCCCCAGTTCTCAGTAGTGCTATAAGCTACCCAACTTTGCGATTGTCCTGACCATACAACTGCTGATGAACCAGGATTTACTATACCTGTTGCTATATGTAAAATATCAGGTAAATCTCTAAAACTAAATGAATTAGTTTTATGATTCCATATTAATGCTTTATTGCAATAAGTTGAGCCTACTGTTGGGTAAGATACCCATATTTCATTCTTTTGTTTATTATGTGTTACAAATATGTTTGCATAATTAGTACCATCTATTTCTTCAAATAATGTTCTTTTAATAACATTAGAAGCTACTGATTCTTTAGATACTCCGTTGTGGACTATTAAATCGCCATTAGTTACTACAAAATGTCTACCATTAAATTCTGCTACACAGTTTCTTGATAAAACACCTGAGTCATCAAATAGTTTCTTAATATCGAATACTAGATTACCACCTGTAAAAGTCATAATNTATGTGGTGTTTTCTTTATATATTATAAAAGATTGTTTAAGTGGAAATCCATCTACAATAAAATTCACCTGCATCGCCTACTGTTGCTGAACCTGCATCGTTTGTACTAGCTGCTGTCCAAGAACTAGGTAGTGTAAGGTTTTCTGCTGCATCTCCCCATCTAACCTTATTAGGTAGATTAGTAGAAGATTCAGTCATGTTTAAAGCTATTAAGTAATTACCAAAAGGTCTTATTACTTTACAAGTTGTGCTTGCTGGCCAATTAGTTAAATCTGTAAAATGCACTAGCACCTGTGGTAGCTAAACATTGTGGATCATCTACTCCATTGTTTAAAATAGCTAATCCGTTAAATATTCCACCTGTCCAATTACCTGAAGAGGTTAAGTTGGTAGAATAATCTCCACCTGATGCTCTTGTAAAATCTTCATGGCTAGAACCATTGTATCTGTATATTTTAGCTGAACCAGCATAAAACCAATAACTGTTAGCACCTGTAGTCCAGTTTAAAGCAAAATAAGGAGCTACTGTCGGTGTTCCAAAGACTTGATCTTGTCCTAATACTTTTTTAGCTGCATTATCTTCAAATCTTGCATTTTGTGTATGTGAAAAAAACTCATTAGGCAATACTGTGTTATTCGTATCTTTAATCATTCCTTTCGGATTTAATACTTGAAGGGTTGCCATTACGCAGTTCTTCTCCACATATATGCAACGATGTATGGTTGCAAGTTATTGTGTGCACCACCACCACCTGTAGCACCTGTTGTCATTGTTCTGCTTGGGTTAGTGTTATCACCTGCTGCTGGTAAATCTTGGTTTTCATCTTCACCATTTCCCATAAGGGTTGCTGTGTGAGTATGCGATGGTAATTCAGAAGTAGATAATGTATGCGTTTTAGCACCACCAGTTTCTTGTGCTGTATCAAAATCACTATCTGATGCATTTAAACCTACTATAACTCTACCTGCACCAAATGCTGCCCAAGTTCCAAAACCTAATAAAGTTGCAGGATTAGTTGATGAAGCTGCATTAATATAAATAGAACCTACAGGATATACAGCTTGTAAAGTTGCTGCTGTGTTAGAGCCTATAGTTATAGTTCCTGTGCAAGTTAAATTTCTCACACCTGTAATATCTATATTAGCATCTGCAGTTACTGCTTTTGATGCTTGTGCTGTACCCAATGTTGTAACATCTACATAATTTAATTCTGTTGTATTAGCTGTAACACCATCTAATAAATTTAATTCTGTGTGCGTAGAAGAAACTGCTCCACTAACACTAGGAAAAGTTGCTTTTACTGTTGATTTTATCAATCTTAAATGATCATCTCCCTCATTAACTGGATCACCAGCTACTGGGTTTGANCTATTTAAGTCNGATATATATGTTCCTGTTTCTAATCCCATTTAATTTTCTCCTAACTCTTAGGGTTATTATCTTTAACTGATTTAATATGCGTATACCATGAGCCTGTTTTAGCATTATCTCCTAGTTTTCCAGCATCTATATCTTTAAATAACATATCTAGCTGATTTACTATTGAGTCATAAAAATTACTTCCAGTATCGCCTGTCCTTCCTAAAATATAAGCATTATCTATATACCATTGTTTAGTTGCTTGTATATCAGATAAAGTTTTAGCATCTTCTTCTCTAGTTGTAATTGTTCCTTTGTTATCTACTATTGCTACCATTTATGCTCTCAGAACTCCATAAACTGTTAAATTAATTTTATATGCACCATCTCCACCAGCAAATATTAATTGAAATCCATTGCAGGTGTTTGCAGATGTTCCGTTAATATATCCATGTCCTTGTGCAATCCTTGATGAACCATTGCTTCCTTCACAACCTATTTGATAAACAAAAGATGGTGAAACATTACCTTGTGAATCACTAGAATCTGAATCCCATCTACCACCATTGCCATTCATAAAATACATAAATCCGTTTAATGTATCATCTTGGCCACCTTTTTGTTGTTCAACAATAGTAAATTTATCTGCTGCATCTGTAGTAATTCTTTTTTCTGAATTGCTGTGTGTTAAACCTAAAGTGCTTTGTCTGTAATTAGATGCTGTAAGAGCAGAACCATCATCTAAAAATCTCATTTGTAAATCACCATCATTATGCTGTGATATACCATGAATTAAAACTAAATAATTATCATAGGTAGAGTCGAATCCAGTAAAAGAATACGAAGTTGTATTACCTGATGAATTATAATTATTAACTGCACTTATGACTGCAAGACCGCCACCACCACCTGCTGCTGCTGCCCATTTAACACCAGTTGCTTCTGATGAATCTGCTGTTAATATATGAGTGTTTGTACCTACAGCTAATGCTTGTGGATTACCACTACCATCGCCAATTAAAATCTTTCCTTTGGTAGATAAATCAACTGCTGTAAGAGCAGATGTTCCATTACCAATAATAACTCCATTAGCTGTTAAGCTAGTTGCTCCAGTACCACCACTTCCAACAACAAGTGTTGATGATAGTCCTGCTGCTGTACCACTTGTATTCTGTGAACCTGCTGCATTTACACCTGGTAAATCTATATTACCTGTGCCATCAAAAGATACACCACCAATATTTCTTGCAGTTGCTAATGCTGTTGCTGTTGCTGCGTTCCCTGTGGTCGAGCCTGATGTACCTGAAGTGTTACCTGTAACATTTCCTGTAATATCTCCAGCAAATCCTGTTGCAGTTAGAACTCCACTGCTTGAATTAAATGCTAAATTAGAACCTGACTTGGGTGGTAAATCTCCTGTAGCAGCAGTTACAAATAAAGGAAAACAGGTTGTATCACTGCTTTCATCTGCAACTGTAACATTTGTAGATGTGGTAGCTGTAGCACTGTTTCCAGTACAGCTTCCTGCACTTCCACTAGCATTTCCTGTTACGTTTCCTGTTATATCACCTGCAAAGCCAGTAGCTGTTAAGACTCCTGAACTAGAATTAAAAGCAAGATTGCTTCCTGATTTAGGTGGAAGATCGCCTGTTGCTGCTGTAACAAATAATGGGAAGCAAGTAGTATCTGAAGATTCATCTGCAACTGTTACGTTTGTAGAAAGAGTTGCTGTAGCTGAGTTACCAGTACAAGAACCTGAGCTACCCGATGCGTTTCCAGTTACATTACCTGTAAGTGGCCCACTAAAACCTGTAGCTGTTAATAATCCACTTGATGAATTAAATGCTAAGTTACTTCCAGTTTTAGGCCCTAAATCTCCAGTTGCTGCTGTTACGAATAAAGGAAAACAAGTAGTGTCTGATGACTCATCTGCTACTGTAATATCCGTAGGAGTTGCTGCTGTTACTGCTGCCCATTTTATACCTGTTCCTTCGCTGCTATCAGCAGTTAGTACATGATTATTAGAACCTACTGCCAAAGCTGATGGGTTGCCTGAACCATCTCCTATTAATAGTTTTCCTTTAGTCGATAAATCTACAGCAGTTACTGCTGAAGTGCCATTACCTATTAACACACCATTAGCTGTTAAAGATGAAGCTCCTGTTCCACCATGAGCTACTCCTATGTCTGTAGCTTCCCAAGTTCCTGATGATATAGTTCCTGTTGTAACGATTGAGCTAGAACCAGCTACTGGAGAAAAATAAGTTTTCATGGTATCCATTCCAACTTTCTTTAAAGTTCCAGCATCTGAATATAGTAATTCATCTGCATCTGCTAAACCTGATGAAATTTCAGTTTGTCCTGAAATAACATTATCATTTAACATACTGCCTTCTACAGCATCTGCTTGTATGGTTGCAGCACCATTGGTTGCTATAGCTATATCGCCTGATATAACTACAGGGTTAAAATTCGTTCCATCGGCTATTAATGCAGCACCACTTGTATTTGTTCCCATAAACAGATCATCGCCTGTTATGGTTAAATCTCCCCCAATGGTTGCATTGCCTGTTGTTGTTAAAGTGCTTGAAGATGTAATACTTGTTGCTGTAACTGCTGGTAAATTAGCTGCCACATTAGCTAAAGTAACTCCAAAGTTAGAACCACTATATGCTATTGCAAATATAGAAGCACTGTTAGGGCTTGTTGTCGTTGTTAATTCTGATAATTTTTTAGTTGCCATTTATTGTATAGTCCAGGTTGTTGTAGCTACTGCTGGTACATCTTGCCAATCATCAGGTGCTATTACTATAGCTCCTTCTTGTTGTAACAAACTACCATCTTCAGTTGCAAGTACATATATGTTATCTTCTGTTTCAAAATATCCTTGAGAAGTATTTTGAATAATGCTCCATGTTGTAGAATCTGTAGAAACTATAGCCCATGTAGTCATTAATATAACCCATAATCAATTCTTGTTACAGGTGCTGTGCCTGAATGTCTGTCCCTTTCGTTAGACTCTATAATATCTTCTTTAGCCCTATCGTAATAACCTGCCCAAACATCAATTCTTTTGTCGTTCATAAGATAAGGCTCTGCTTCAACCAACGCACCATATAAATAAACATCAGGGTGATGCGTAAGCATATCGTTAGTTGTATTTGAATCTGACAAAGCTGCAAATGTTTTATAATAACTTATTTCTATTTCATAAACACCATCAGGCAAAGGTCTTANCTGTATAGTGTTGCCTTTAATTGAATAGGCTTTGGGTTTACCTGTACTGCTCCCAGCTTGTAATCTATCCATTATTTCAGGAGTTAAATATACTAGTGCTGTTTTAGGATCAGAGTTTAATTTAATATTACGCATAGCCACATAATCATCAGGTAAAGTGTAATACTCTGTGCCTGATATTGTGTTAGCTGTAACCCTAGTTTCCATTCTTCTGATTTTTAAAATCTCTTTTATGCCTTGTTTCAGCTAAAGTAATGAAATCAGGAATAACATCTGTTAAATCACTTCTATCTAGCCAATTAGCTACTGCTGTTTTTAATTCTGAATATGTTGATATTGCCATTAAATTATCCTAGATGTTGTTTTTTAANTATCTNTAGTCAGGACTATTTAACAATTTCCTAACTGCTTCTTTGTGGTCTTTGTTGTATAAATCCACACCAAATTTGTTTTTCCACTCATAGTAGATGCCAACAGGAATCCTAGCAGATAAACGAAATTCATCTTTTATACTGTGATCTTCCTGTTGTAATCTTTTGTTTTGGTCTAGTAACTTGGTCAAATCTTCCGATTTATGTTGAATAGCTCCTGTTCCATCAGCAGAATGAAAATGAAAAGTTTGTCCATCTCCTAATTTTCTACTCATTATTCACTAAGCTCCGACACCCAAACATTGCCAGTTCCACTAGCTAATATAGCTGCCATTTTCATGCCACCATCTATCTTAAATATTTGTGGCTCATTAGCACATAATCTAATAGATGTAGTAACACTTGCTGTTGGGTTTGCTCCAAACTCAATAAATACAGAAGCTGTGTCAGAGGTAACTCTTACATACTCAGTACCAGCATTAGTTGCTGATGTTTGAGCACTTCCTGTACTTACAGTTCTTATATGATTTGCAGTTACTCTGTAACCACCTAGCCAATTTGCCATTTTTATCTCCTAATTACGAATGTTACATATAAGACTTTAGCACCTGAAGATGCTCCATCTGTAATCATTTCAATAGTTCCACCTTCTTCAACTCTATTAGCTGCTGTAGGTTCTGCTGAATCTACAGTTCCTGCTGCCGATCCTGAGTTTGCAACTGTTATAGCACCACCAGTTACAGCAGTACCACCAATTTCAAATGTAATAGCAGCATCTGCTGAAGTTATTGCACCTTGTAGAGCAGTAATAATTTTAATAATTCTGCCACCATCAGGTACAGCTACAAATGTGCTTGATGCTGTTGATATGTCAGCTATTTTAGCTGATATAAAATAATCATTTAATGTTCTCATTAAATTTCTCCATATTAATAACCCTCGTTCCGAAGCGATACTGTTCTTCAAGGCCATTATTAATGTATCTAGGTGGGTGGGGAAAACATTGGAGTGCAAAACCCCACCCTTTACTAACTATGAGGAAAGTAAAATTTTATTATGATGTTGTGCAGTCAGCAATTTTAGCTGAAGCAGCTTCGTTTTTAGAAACGAGAGTATACTCAACCAATAATTGTTTAACTTCACTATCACCAGTTTTTGCCAAGTCTTGAACTTGGAAAGGTCTTAACATAGCAGTAGACCACATTTCTGTATCTACGATATGTGTAGTTCTTCCTGAACTTCTTAATATCCTATCAGCTACTACTCTAACTTCACCGAAGTCAGAAACATAAACATCAATAGTAGCGACTAAACTTCTATCTTCTGCCATGTCCATACGAGTAGAGTTACCAGTGAAACCTGATACTTTTTGTTTGTTGAATGAACCAACTAACATTAAGTCAGGATTACCACCTTGGTCGTAACATGCTTTAAGACTTGTTTTAACTAATGATTCAGTTAGCACTCTTTGAGTACCATCTGTAACTGCACCAGTTGTTCCATGAGTTGAACCACCAGAGCCATGTGCATCGTTAGTGTTACACCATGCTTCGTAACCTCTAAGTCTACGACCTGTGCCTGATGAACCAACAGTTGCAACATTAACACCTGTTAAGTCGAACTCCATATCACGTTTTAGTTCTTTACCAGCTTTAGCTATTTGATAAGCCATCTCTGATGTCATACCAGCTTTAGCAATAACTTCTTGAGTACCAGTAACTACAACAGGTTTTGTTGAAATCTGAGTATAGTTAAGTAGTTTAGAAGTAGCACTTAATGCTCTGCTTGGAAGGTTATCACCCTCCATTACTACGTTAGTAGCTGCTGCTGCTAGTGAGTCTGTTTGCCATTCATGTAATGTTGAAGCTGCTGATCCAGTTCCAATACTAGACATAAATGGAGTGTCTGTTGGTGAGATGTTATAAATAACATTCGCCAAATCTTCTCTTCTATCGCTAGAATCGAAGGTTTCATACGCATCTGTATAAATTGCCATTTTTGATTACCTATTTTAAAAAAGTTTTGTATTAGACTATTTAGTCATAAGGCTTTCAATTAGCTTAGAAGCATCATTGACGTGCCCAGACCTTTTAAGTCTTGCTCTTTGTGCTTTAAGTTTATCACTAGATATTTCACCTTTAGTTGGTGGAGAACCAGGTTTTTGAACTTTAGGTACAACTTTAGTTTTCTTATTAGAAATCTTAGCTGCTAAAAGATTTTCATACAACATGGCTTTATGTAGAACATCTACAGACCTTGCATCAATTAAGCTATTGACCTCCTGTTCGGTAAATCCTTTTTTAACTGCAAAACTTTTTATATTTTGTTTAAGTTTTGGGCCTTTGTCAGGATCAACCCATTCAGGTAGTCTTTGTGCCATAATTTCTTGCTGTCTGCCAAGTTCTTCTTGCCATTTAGCTTCATGCTCTTGTTGTGATTTAAACTGAAGATTTTTTTGTTCTTCTTCAACCATTCTTTTATTATCCTGAAGTTCCCTATATTGATCTCTTTTCTAACTATATATTCGGTTGGTATCTTCTTCCTTGAGTTTAGTCCAATCAGTAGATGAAAATTCTTTAATTTTTGCATCTGCTTGAGTGTTAAATTGTTCAAGTTGTGATAAATAATGCTGTCTTTCTTGTTGAGTCGCAGCTAATTCTTCATCAGCTTTTTTCCGTTGCTCTGCCAATACTTGACTTTTTCGTGTGTAATCAGCTTGTCTACTGTAACCAGCTTGAAGTTCATCGAGAGTAACCTCAACATCTTTACCATCTACTTTGATGGTGTATGTACTAGGTGTCTGACTTTCTTCTACTTGGTCTTGGTCTACTAAATCTTCAGCAGATAACCCATCAGGATTTTCTGCTTCTGTTTCAACTGATTCGGACTCCATGTCCTGTGCAGAAACTTCTTCCGTTGTGTTTCTGTTTCTTCTTGGTTTTCTTCGCTTTGCTCCGTAGGAGTGCTCATCATACCTTGAAGTGCTTTTTGTGCCGATGCAACATCTGTTACAGGCACACCACCATGAGTGGATTCTTTCTTAGGGATATCATCTTTTGCCATGATTATTTACCTCCCTTTCTTTCTTCTTCGAGAATCTTTCCATTTTCCATAGTATTTACAAGAACATTTTGAGCTGTTAATACACCTCTTANAGAATGATANAATGCTTCTCTNNCNTNTNTNTCANCTATTTCTGTTCTTATCCATTTCTGAAATATATCGTTTTGGATAACTTCATACGATTTTATTAATAAAGGATCTTCAAGTAATGCTTTTGCATTTTGTCCTTCCCTTATCTCCTTCTCTTTATCTACCATTTTCTGCTCCTATTTGGTTGATTCTATCCACTAAATTAGTGGGTATAGTTTTTCTCCCAGCGAGATACCCTCGAATATCATTCGGACTGATTGATGTTTTCAAGTGTAACTCATTTACTGAAATGCGATATTTCAACATTAGTTGTTGTAATTCTGTATTAGTAAGTTTTGATTTTTCTGTTAATTTAACCAATTATTTTTTCTTCTTTTTCTTTTTAGGAAAACCAGCTTTCATATTTGCATATGCTTTATCTGATATTGTAGAGTTCTTTTTACTTCTACTTGTTCCTGCTTTTTTCCTTTTGTTAATGTTTCTATATAAACTCATTTTCCTACCTTCTTCATTGCTAGTTTATGTGCTTGTGTAAAAGTTTTGCCCTTGTTCATGTGCTTTCTCATTTCTGTCATGTGTTTTGCAGTATGATGTTTTTTATGTCTTGCAAGAGTTGCTTTTTGTAATTTGGTTAACATTTGCCTTTTTTCTTTTTATTTTTTTTTGGTTTTTTATATCCGTACATTATAGTAACCTCAATAAATCTGTAAATTTATCTGTTGCTAGTATAAAGATAACAATAGCAGTCCAAGCTATATATTTAAACTTAAATACTTCTGTTTTTACATCTTTCATGTCTTTTTCTATATGAGTTAGATGATTAGCCTTGATATCATAGATATCTTTTTTTATAAGTTCTATCTCAAGATTTAATTCGTTATTATCTTTCATTTAGTGGCAACCTCTTTCTTTTAGGATAGGTGTTTAAGGCTATCGCTACTGCTTGTTTTTGTGGTTTGCCTTCTTTTTTTAAAATCTTAATTTTTTTGGAAACTAGTTTATTTCTTTCAATTTTTCCATATCCTGAATGTGTAGGGTATGACATTAGCTTGGGCCTATTCCTACTGGTCTGTTTTGGACAGCTTCTAGTGCAAGTTCTTGTTCGTTTAATTCAAGTTGTGATTTTTTAATCTGTAATTCTTGTTGCTTGAGAGCAAGATTAATTGCTGCTTCTTCTTGTTTAAGTTTAAGTTCTTGTGCTTTAAGTTCAGTATCTATTTGTAACTCTTGAGCTTGTAATTGTAGTTTTTGTAATTCTACTTGAGCTTTTTGTTGTGCTACCTTTTCATCTAATGTAGGTTCAGGTGGTGGTTTAGGTGGCATCATAGCTGGGTTAGATATAAATTGATCTGCATTTTTATATCCTGATTGAGCTATAAATTCACTTACTGCATTGTATATATTTTCTGGTGTAACAATAGAACCCATGCCACCATTTTGTACCAGACCTTGTATTATCTGCATAATAGAACCCATAGTTTGAGTTTTACTTTGTTGAGAACCCGATCCCACACCTACATTTACAGTACAATTTAGTTTTTCTTTCCAACGAGATACATCTATTGGTACAAATTTTCCGTTAAGATAAGCCATTTTTTGTCTATCTTCGTATCTTTGTACGAGTGAATAAATGTTTCTAAATAAATCTTTAATACCTGTTTCTGCAAATATACGAGCAATAAGCTCAATTCTTTGCATAGCAGACTCGGTTGCTGCTGAGATTGCACCACTCGTTACATGAGATGTTAATACATCAGGATTTAATCCTTGCGACATTTTAGATACACCTGATCTTTCTTCCCTAATGCCATCTAAGTATCTAACCATATCAAAAGCATAAGGTTGTATTTGTGGTGTAGGTAAAGCTGTAACAGCTCCTGGTGCTCTCATTCTTACAATCCCACCTGGTTTAGATGAAAGTAAATCATCTAATTCTACTTGACCAGCAAGAACTGCATATCTAGCATTGTTAGTTAAATACATATTATCAAGAAGATTTCTCATAATAGTAGATTTAATGAGCTGTATATCTTGGACTGTATCAGCAATACTCATGCCATGGAACTTATGTGGTATTGGTAATGGACAAATCGTTGAGAAAGGAATTGAGTCAATCTCCTCATTATCCAATATTATATGACCACCTTTAGTAATTTTTCTAAGTTCTGCTATGCCATCGTTATCATAGTCGATGTGCATATAACATTCTTCTAACCAAACTTTCCTTGATGGCCCTTCTCCTTCATCGCCAGGAGATGAAT